GCCACAAACTGAGCTCTGAAAGAGCTCCCTCAATGTTCTGGCACATAACCTCTCGCCTGTACTTCCGGTCTCCCTTCTTAGTGTACATGAGAGCTCCAAAAATAGACTCCTTACGAATAGGTCCAACAACAATGTTCTTCTTCAACCTGAACGAGCGCTGCAAGAAGGTGACCTTATCAATGCTCAAATAGGGCATCAAAGCTTCGCCCTTACGACCAGCAGTGTACACCATATTGAACTCCTCCTTAAGCACTTTAGCCACAGAGACTTGGTTAAAGTCTCCAATGACTTCATCAGAAGCTCCTACGAGATTGTCATCTCCAAGGGTCGCTGCGCTAGCAACATCCCAAAAATCGTATCTCCCGGTGCTCTTGATGAATGCAGAAACAATGCAAACCATGGAAAGCATGGAATTGATGAAGGTGGTCAGAAAATGACCACTGGGCAGTGACCTTTGCCACTGGACCACGTGTGTGGCCAGAACACCCTTACCGACAGCATGACGGCTCTTCATCAGATCCTGAAACAGAATCGTCCTCACTGAGTTGTCATCCTCCGAAGCTCCCCTAGCGGTGTACCATGAATTGATGTATGAAAGACACTCACCGAGCATCTGTGGTTGTTGGGACGTGTCAAATCCAGAAAAATCTCCATCCCAGACCTTCTCACCCTTCTTGGTGACGAAGTTCTGCAGCCACTCCCAGTCCTTATACGGGTTTATGCCTGGGCACATACCACTGTCCTTGAACTGGTTCATCTGCGTGGACACAACCTGTCCAAAGTACATCCTACACAAAGTATAGTAGTGAACGTTGGTACCGGCTATGTACCTGGCACTCTTGCCAGGCTTGCGTAGCTCATCTTTCAAAAATCCACGAGCCATGAAAAAGGGTCTCACACCCTTCTTGCACATATCCTCCAGATTCCTGACTTCCTGAATAAAAGTCTTCACTTCTTCCTTGGAAAAGTCAAACTCCATGGCTCCACCGAGCATGGACCGCTTGTTACGGTGGTCCAAACATCCTGGCAAACCAACTGACGTGCCTAGAGGAATACCCTTGGCACCATTGGCGCCCACAAGAGCCTCCTCGACACTCCAAACCCTACTGGACACACGCAACGTGTTATCCGA